ATTGATCGTACCCGTTGTCGCATACACTACTGTATACCGAAACGAAGCAGTTCCTAAAGCGCGGACGTTATCGGTAGTTGGTCGCCAAGTGTTGCTGTCGCCCGCAAAAATAGACGTGCCAGGAAAAGTGCTTCCGGTCGCTAAAACAACACCATTAACGCCACCTACCACGGCATAGGCGCCGCTCTCACCAAAGTAAGCGTTAGAGCCACTGCCACCATCTGAGGTAGCGTACGATGTACCGCGAAAGGTGTTGGTATAGCTTGTAAAGTTCTTTTGACCGCTGACAGTCTGTACATCCGTTGTCGTGACGATACCCGCGCCTGTAAGCGACGAAGCGCCCGTACCGCCACTGCCTGTAGCTAGCGTACCGCCTAGCGTCAACGTACCAGACGTCGTGATAGGTCCGCCCGTGAGCGTAAGACCTGTTGAGCCGCCGCTGCCGCTCACGCTGGTTACGGTGCCAGTATTTGTTGCGCTTAACGTGCCGCCAGAGTAACTTAAACCTGAGCCAACACTGACGTTGCTAAACTCGCCTGCGCCATTGTTGGCAAGCAATTGAGCGCTTGACCCCGTAGGCGCAGCAGGTACGCCAAGCGAAGCGCGGGCACCTGACTGTGTGGTTGAACCCGTGCCGCCGTTGGATACGTTTAAAGTACCGCCAATCGTTATCGTGCCAGACGATGTAATTGGGCCACCTGATGTAGTTAAGCCCGTCGAGCCACCAGAGACATCGACAGAGCTTACGCCAGTAGAACCTGAGGCGTTAATTGTGATGGACCCGGCGCCGTTAGTGATCGATATGTTAGACCCAGCAGTTAAGGTGGCTAACGAGTAACCGGAACCGTTGCCTATCAATAGCTGACCATTTGTTGGTGTTGATGTAACGCCTGTACCGCCGTAACCCGTAGTTATGGTCGAGCCGTTCCATGTGCCTGCGGCCACTACGCCCGACAAATCAAGGTTTTGCGAATAGACAGTTGTCCAGCGCTGCGTTAAGGTGCCTGAACTATATGTCGTAGTGGTGGACGGGCGAAACGCAGTGGCGTCGCCTACGTAGCGTGCGGTGCCTGGGTAGGTTGCGCCACTAGCCAACACTACACCGTTGGCACCGCCTACAACAGCGTAAGCGCTGCTTTCGCCAAAGTAACCATTACTACCTGTACCGCCATCTGATGTGGCGTAGGTTGTCCCAAGAAAAGTATTGGTGTAGCTTGTAAAGTTCTTTTGACCACTAATCGTTTGAGTGCCGGTTGTTGTGACAATACCCGCGCCTGCTAACGTAGTTGATCCTGTACCGCCGTTAGCAACCGCTAACGTACCGGACATGGTGATCGTGCCTGAGCTTGTAATAGGACCACCAGTAAACGACATGCCTGTCGTGCCACCAGACACATTAACACTCGTGACTGTGCCGTTAGTAGGTATGCTTGGAGGAATGACCGGCGGCGCTAAGTCGGCGTAACTTTGCACTAGCGCTTGTACAACCGAAGGCAGTAGCGCTTGACTGTCATCAGCAGACGGAAAAGCAAACGGTGGATACAGCGCCAAGCTATCGTCAGGCGAAAACTGTACGCTAGGCGGCAGTATGGCTTGATTGTCAGCGGTAGACACCGGCGGCACGGGCGGCGGCGCTAGGTCTGTTGGGCTACCAGACACCAGTATATTGATGCTCTGCGCCGGTGGGCCGACTTGAAGATCGTCTAGGCTAGTTTGGTTATTACCTTGCCCAACTAACGTAAACAAATTTAAAAAGAAGCGATACCATTCCCGCGAAATAAGTCCTGTTCGCTCGTCAATAATGCTGACGCGCGGTGCTGGAATGTTAGTAATGTTAAGCATTAGTCGGCGTTATCAAAAGCTCTGCGCCCATAATCGCAGTCTTCACGGGGTCAGTCATGGACAGTTCGTACACCCGGTCGCGCAACTTCATCGTCATGCCTAAGCGACGGAACCAAACGCGGTAATAGTATTGGCCGATCTTGCCAACAGATGTGGTGTGATAGTTAGACCACGTATGACCGCCATCGTCGGACCAACGCAGCATAACTTGCGGGTCAGCACCTTGCGTCCCTGGAAGGTCTTGTTCTTCGATAAAGTATTCGCCAGACTCAGTAACTAAGTAATTGTTACCTGTCTCAGTGATGAAATAGACGCTTTCTGTCGTGGGGTATCCATTCAAACCAACGCCCGACTCGATGTCAATTTGCATCGCGTGATGCGCGGTACGCTTGAGATTATTTTGGCCTGTTGGTAGCGCGCGCCACGAGCGCAGCCACTTTTGTATTTGTCCGTTATCAGCGTAAGTGTCGAGATCAAACGCGTAAATGTTGCCGTTTTGATAGTCGCCCACAATAATCTGGTTGTTAAACGCCATTTGGCAATTGCTGCGGTGCCGCGTAAATGACCCGTCGCTCCAGCCTGCGCGTTCATGCCATGCACCTGTTGCGACATCATAGACCCATGTCGTGTTGGCGTTAGGAAAAATAAGAACGTAAAAGCTGTGGCCGTCTTGCTGATACGTGTACGCAAGCGCGTCCGTCAAGTTGCCGTACTGTTGAATTTGCCACTCAACCGCGTGGGTGCTGATGCGTTGGCCGGTGTAACCGTTAGCGCGGTAGACAATACCTTGGCCTCTGGCGTCAGCGCCCAGCCAAAACAGACCGTTATCCATCTTAGCGATGGTGTACGCTGATATACAGCCAATCTCATTAAACGCGCCTTGGATGCGCTGTAATGGGAAATCAGGCGTACCGGCGTCGTACCAAACTTCAACGGTACTTGTGCCGTACACCCAAACTTCACGATGGTCAACAATAAGGCCCACTACACCGTCAGGCGATCCTTCAGCGCTTGCAAAGTCAAGCGGATCGATAGACGTACCATCAAGCAGTTGCGTAACCCAAATACGTTGGCTGTTAGGCTCATTAAAAACAAAGTAGCCGTCAATATAGCCAACCGTTACCGCACCAGGAAAATCAGGGTCTATGATCTGACCAAAGTCGCCGGTGTCAACGTTGTAGATGTAACTAGGACCGTTGCAGGCAATGAATAGCTGTATGCCGTTGTCAGCCATGCTGACAGGGCCAGTGCCAGGGATAGAGCCGATAAACGTAGCGGCGTAACTGGTGTTGATTCGGTACAGTTCGTTACCGGATACAACAAACGCGGTACTGTTATCAGACGAAAAAGTCCATAACCCTCTAACAGGACCGCTGCCGATCGTAGCAAGGTTTAGTAGACCAGGGCAGCGCTGAAGAAACGCAGGTTCTTTGCCACCTTCCGGCACTACCTCTGGAAATAAATTGACCATCCTCGCATCGGCTGCGTTGACGGAACGGGCAACGTAAGTCGAGCCAAGGATCGGCGTTTTCATTAGAAGTTATTGGCGTAGATGTTGTACCGTTGACGCGTCGCAACAATCGGATAAGGTATCGCCATAAGGTCGCCAGGAAAGTTAACGCGCTTGATGTTGCGCTTACTTGACATGGCAATACGCTGTACCTGCGGCGAAGGTTCTACACCAAACTCAGGCGCTAACTCGCACGCTAGGTTGTAGCGAAACGCGCGTAAATAGCCTGGTGGAAAGTACATGTCTGTAGCGACGCTTGACACTTCATTGAGTGTTTCTACCGAAATAATGTGCCACTCTAAATCTTTAATAGGCACAGGGTAGATAGTCAACTCAATATCAGGAAAGGTATTGTTGACCCATAAAACCTGCGGATAGGTAGACGTAACCGTTTTGAACGCGATGCCGTCGTACTGCTGCTGATTGATAAGTTTGACGCCAAACGACAACCCTGATGAAGGGTCTTTAAAGTAAGTTGCGTCGTCAACTTCGATAGGACGATTGCCAACAAAATCACCAGTAGGGCCAAGCGTGCGGGACATGGTGTAAGCAGGCCATGTAAACACCTGATCTTGCGTGCTAAACACCGACAGGCGCTCGGTATCCCATGACTGAATCATTTGATTCATCGCCATGATGGAATCTTGCATCACAGCAACCGAGGGCTGTTCACCTTCGGCCAACACGCCAAGAAGTCTAAGCGACCCTTCAATCAATTCAGCGGCAGTTGTCATGACTCAATCTCCTGAGGTCTGCGACTGCGACGACGTGGTTGAAGTTCGTTAACAGTCTCATGCTCATCCGTTACGGCATTAGGATCATACGCTTCCCAGCCATTTTGTCTGTCATGTTCAGCTTCCATGTCAGATATAGCAACTTTAGCACCATGCGTAGGGTGGCGAAGATAGATGACGGCCATAATTTTAGATGGGGGTAGTTAGCCCCCGCGCCTTTACACGCAATGAATGAGAGCAAAATTGATAACAACTGCTTCAGACAGCGAGCCGCCTGAGATGTTACGCACGGTAATTGACGCAGAACCTGCGCTTATACCAGAAACCCAGCAGTTATACGCGCCAGCCGTAGCACCGCCACTTACGTTCAAAATCAAAATGTCATTTGCAGAGATAAACGAGTTGTTCAACGTGAAAGTCACGTTGGTTACGCTCGCTAACGCTGCGTTGTTCATTGTGATTTGACCGGCTGACTTGTTAAGCGTAACAGCCGTAGACTTGCTGGTAGCTTGGGTCACAGTACCTTGAGCGTCTGCCGTGTAGCCAAACTGTTCACCGGACAGCACATATTGTGAGCCAATGATGTCTTGGTCTGTAAAAGCAACGCCAATAGGCTTAGTGTTTGACATAGCTGATCCTTTCAAAAATAGGGGGCGAACCCCCTATTAGTTACGCAATACGGTAAGCCGTCCAAGTGCCAACGCCGGTCTTGCGCGCGAGCCACTGCGACGAGGTGTTAGCCGACACCGCGGCGGTGCCAACAATCGTCCAGCCTGTACCTGCGGTCACGGTTACAGCGTCCGTGCCGTCGATATTAACAACTGCAAACGTAAACGCTGCATTGATCTTAGCTGCCGAAGAAATTTCAGCTTCAAGCAACGCAACCGTAGGTAGCGTCAT